GAGTCTGTCGGTCATTTTGGGCTTGGGGCCTTTCAGTCGATGAAACCGATACGAAAGAGCGGGGCAGCGCCTCCGCCGATGACAAGGTTGCAGTTCATCGCGAGGGCGAGTGCCGTAGCACGGTCCATGTCAAGCGCCTCTGCGTTTGCTTCCCAGAACGCCTCGAAAGCGTCCATGTCGGGGAGGGCGATGAAGTTTTCGTCTCTGTCTGTCTCGTCGCACATTTGGCGGGTCTCCGTTTGGTTCGATAAGCATGATGTAAGGTGACAGTCTTACATTGTCAACTGACAGACTGACAAAAAGTTGCGTGCGGGCCTGTCAGGCTCGGGTCTACACGGCCATTTTGGGTTCGGTCGGCGAGACCACTTGGCAACGCAGCTCGAAGCCATAGCGGTTCTCAGGCTTTGGCAGGTGGATGACGCGATAGCCTTTGCCATCCAGCGGATTGTCGGCTTTCTCGAGCCCGACTTCCCGCTGCAGGGTGCGGGCCAAGTCGCAAGCGGCGTTGAAAGCGTCACGATATTCGCGGTGGAAGCTCATGGCTCATGCCTTCCGAGAGTTCAGACGGCGGTTCCGCTCGGCGAAGTCGACTATGTCGCCACTTGGGACCATGCGGAATGTACCATCGCCGATAGGGTCGGCGCCGTAGTCGCCCGGAGCGTTTATGTCGATCGTCCGAGTGTAGGTATCGGACGGAAGACTCATGCTTTCGGCCATCAGGCGCTTCTGCCCTTCCGCCGTTGTGTAACCTCTTCTGTCGGTCATTTTTGTCAGTCTCCATCGGTTCGATAAGCATGATGTAAGGCGACTATCTTACGTTGTCAACTTACAGACTGACAAAAAGTTGCGTGCGGGCCGTTCCCCATTTATGATGATCGTCATATTTGCGCTTAGGCTGTTGCTGGTGTTATGTTATTACAGCACAACGGCGAAGGGGCTCGGCGGCTTTGCCACGAAAAAACGGGTCGCTGACCCCCAAAGAAAAGGCGTTTAGCCGCTACATGGCGCGGACCAATGATCGCGAATACGCGGCCACAAGGGCCGGATTGGCGCACCCGCACGTTTCGGGCTCGCAGCTCATGGCGCGGCCGGCAGTACGCGACGAGGTCATCCGCCAGGCCGAGATCATGTTGCGAGACGAGATTCTGCCACTTGCGCTCGCCACACATAAGCGCCTGCTGACTGACAAGACCGTGCCAGCCGGCGCGGCGCTGGGCGCCACCAAGCTGGCCTATGATCGCACGCTAGGCGTCGATGAAGGCAAGGCCGACAAAGAGCCATCAGAGATGAGCTACGACGAGCTCCAAGCCAGCATCGAAACCTTGCGTCGCGAACAGGACGCACGGGCCGAGTCGGCGCGCGACGTGACGCCCGAACCTGGCGTCTTCGACTAGGGTTGTGCGCAAGCCTAGCCCAACTACCCGGCTAACCCATTGATCCATAACGTGTGTGACTAGATCAGTAATCTAGACAGTGGCAGTCGAAGGGTGGCAGGCGCGGCGCTCGAGGCGTCGGGCACCCCTCCGGTATACTCGCTCGGCTCGGCGGAAACTGTCGCTCCACGCCTGTACGAATCCGCGGCTCAAAAACCAATTCGGACAATCAGTCCGATCAGTCTTTGCAGGTTGCAACGGACTGACAGACCGCCTAAAATAGTCGGGCCGAACAGCGCGTCAACGCTGCTCGGCCTCATCGCCACAACGCATCGGAACTGCGCTATGACAGCAAGACCCCTACCACCCGTTGAATTTTTGCGCGAGTGCTTTCGCTACGTGCCCGAGACCGGCGAGGTCTTCTGGCGCGCACGGCCGGAGAGTCACTTCGTCACGGCTGCACACTGCACCACGTGGAACAGGAAATATGCCGGGCGCCTAGCAGGAACACGCGACGCGGAAGGCTATGTGCGCCTGACGTTCGTGTACATGGGTAGAGAGCGCAAGCCGTTTGCTCATTCGGTCATATACGCCTTGGAGAATCAGGGGCGGCGCCCGGATTTTGTTGACCACAGAAACGTCGACACTGTCGACAATCGGCGCACAAACCTAAGGCCGGCGACAAGGTCCCAGAACAACGCGAACAGGCGTGGGTGGTCCAAACTCGGGTTGCCAAAGGGGGTGTCTGTTTCTGGTCGCCGGTTCTCTGCATCGGCGAAGAAGGACGGCGTGACGTGGTATTTGGGCGCCTACGACACACCGGCAGAGGCGCACGCTGCGTACTGCGCGCGTGGCCGAGAACTGCACGGGGAGTTTTTCAACTCCGGCGCACCAAAGCCGAGTGTCTTCGACTGAACCTTGACGCGTCAGTCGATTCTGCCTTACAGTCCCTGACACCGATGCAGGCGGGAACCGGAAGAACTCCACCCCAGCACGTCGATTGCGGTTCGTTTCGCGGTCGCCCGCATCGGCAACAAACACGATCAAAGGTTCAACGCTGATGTCCTGGTCCCTGAACAAAACCGGCCGCGCCGGCAAGCTCTCCGAAGTCATCACCGACACGTTCTCGAAGACCGGCGGCTGCCCCGCTGGTTCGGCCGAAGAGGCCGCGAAGAATAGCCTCGGTGGAGTGGCCGAGACGCTGCTGAAAAGCCTGCCCGCCGACAAGGTCGTGAGCATCGTCGCCAGCGGCTCGGCATGGAATAATCCCGACGGCACTGCGCAGAGCCAGTCCGCCAAGTTCGAGATCAGCACGCACGGCGATTTCGTCGAGTAAAACGATGTTCACCCCCGCCCAGCTTCTCGCCATGACGGACAACGAGCTCGGCACGCACGCCTCGGGCGGCTACGGTGCCAAGCTGCGCAACGAGTTCTTTGCCTCGTTGCGGGCCGGGCTGGAGAAGGCCGACGCCAAGGGCCAGATCGTCGAGCGGGCTTTCGGGCGCCGCGAGCGGCAGCCGGAGAGCGTCGCATGAGCAGCCTCCCGGCGTCTATTCGCGTCGGCTACCTGGACTTCGCTGTCGAGATCTGGGTCACCCAGCACGCGAACGCGGCGGGGCGCTACGGCGAGTGTGACAAGGCCAACGCGATTATCCGCGTCGATACGTCCTACGGGCCGGTCAAAGCGGCCTCGACGCTGCTGCACGAGGTCATCCATGCGTGCTTCGACGTGGCCGGCATCGAGGACACCGACTCCGAAGAGCGCACCGTGACGCACCTGTCGAACCAGCTCGCCCAGGTCTGGCGCGACAACCCCGATCTGGTGGCCTATCTGAGCGACGCATTGCGCCCGTAGCGCGTTTGTCGTATTCTGCAGGTCGCATTTGACTGACAGAGGCCGACAGTGGCAGACCCGAATCCCTACAATCCGAGCTACGACTTCTCGGACTTCGAGACCTCGCAGCCGAGCACGCCAAAACCGGGTGCGCAGCTAGACATTCAGTTCGCCGACATCAGCGACGCGATTCTTTCGCACGTCAACGCCATCAAGGACGTGAGGCGATCGGATGGCGCGCTCAAGAACGGCATCGTCACAGAGGATAGCCTGGCAGTCGATCTGGTCGGCACAATCACGGCGGAGACGGCTGCAGACGCGGCGGCGGCGCAGGCATCGGCGGATGCCGCTGCTGCATCCGCTGTTGGCCTCGCCGCAGCGGAAGCGGATCTTGAGGCCGCAGCAGCGCAGCTCGCGGCAGTCGCTGAGATCGTCGCTGCGGGCGGGTACTTTGGCGACTACGGCTCGATAACAGAGGCCGCCGGGGCCCCCCTGGATTACGGGAGCATCGCATGAGCACGGCAATCCAGTCCCGCAGAGGCACGACCGCGCAACACGCGACGTTCACCGGCCTGGCCGGCGAGGTCACGGTCGACACCGACAAGCACACTGTCGTCGTCAACGACGGAGCCACTGCCGGCGGCTTTCCGCTCGCGCTCGAGGGGCAGGTTCACGCCGCCTCGGCTAAGACAACGCTGGCCGATGCCGATGAAATCGGGCTGGTCGATTCTGCGGCGTCGAACGTCGTCAAGAAAATCACCTGGGCGAATTTCGCCACGGCCGCAGGCGTCAAACTCGGCGCCGTCATCGCGGCGCTCACCGGCAAAACCACCCCGGTTGGTGCGGACAGCATCGCGGTGGCCGACTCAGCGGCGTCGAACGCCACCAAGCAGGTTACGCTGGCCAATTTGTGGGCCGCGGCGTTTACCGGGTTCGGCGCGCTCGTCAACGCCGCCACGAGCAAGACTACGCCGGTTGACGCGGACTCGCTCCCCATCCAGGACAGCGCGGCGACGAACGCCACCAAGCAGCTCACTTTCGCCAATCTCAAGACGTGGGTGGGCGTGGCGATCGGGCCGCTCATCAACGGCTTCACCGGCAAGACCACGCCGGTCGATGCCGATCTGGTGGCTATCTCCGACAGCGCTGCGTCGAACGTGTCGAAGAAGGTCACGTGGGCCAACATCAAGGCGACGCTCAAAGCGTACTTCGATACGTTTTATCTGCGTCTCGGGACTACGGGTACGATCACTGCGGGTTTTACTATCACGCCGAATAACCTCGGCAACATCACCAGCTTCACCATCGACCCGACGCTGGGCAACTACCAGTATGGCACCAATCATGGCGCGGCGACGTGGACCGCACCGGCCTCGGACTGCGCCGTCGACATCCTCGTGACCAACGATGCCACCGCCGGCACCATCACCTTCTCCGGCTTCACCGTGGGCAGCAGTACCGGTTCGACCCTGACCACGACCAACACCAGCAAGTTCCTCATCTCGATCCGCCGCATCAACGGCATTTCCACCTACAGCATCTACGCCCTGCAATGATAATTCTGCCGCAGAAATATCAGTCCAAACTGTTCATGCCGGTGCCCGAGCGGCAGTGGCGCGCGCCGTCTCTGGCGCAGCCCAAGGACGAGTTCGGCAACCCTGACATGACGCGCTTCCGCGTGCGCGCCCGGCAGCGGCTGCACGATGGCTTCGTCCGCACGATATGGACCGGCTGGTTCGACAGCCGCGACGACTTCGACGCCTTCTCGTGGTCGCTGGCAAAGCATCTGGCCTATGGCGAGCCGATGCCGCGCGAGGATTGGGACTTGCCCTCTCCCGGCTGGATGCCGGGCATGGGCGAACTGCTGGAATACGATTTTGCCACGCAGGTTTTCATCACCACGACAACCGGCTCGAACCAGACCTACACGAGCCCGTCTGACTGGAACAATTCGAGCAATACCGTCGAGACGGTCGGGGCGGGCGGAAGCGGCGGCTATGCCCAGACCACGACGACGCATGGGACTGGGGGCGGAGGTGGCGCTTGGAATAGCATCTCCAATTTTACGTTCGCCACGCCGGGCACGACAACGGCCACGCGGCGGCTTGGGACTGGTGGCGCTGGCGTTACAGGCGACGTTGCCGGCAACACTGGCGGCGACACATGGTTTAACGGCACTACTCTGGGCGGGTCGAGCGTCGGGTCCAAGGGCGGCGTAGGCGGCGCAGCCGGCAACAACTCTCAGAATGGCGGGGCGGGCGGCACCGGTGCGAGCGGCGTGGGCACGTCCAGTAACAACGGCGGGCGCGGGGGGAACCTCACGGGCGCTGGCGGAAGCGGTGGTAGCGGGGGTGGTGGTGCTGCCGGCGGGGCTGGCGCGGGAAACACCGGGGTCGATAGCAGTTCTACAGCAGGTAATACCGCCACGAACGGTGGATCGGGGGATGCTGGCTCGGGTGGCTCCGCAGGCACATCGGGTGGCGGCGCGGGTGGCGCGGGAACGGAGTGGGACGCAACCCACGGCTCCGGCGGCGGAGGCGGCGGGCTGGGTAGCGGCGCTAGTAACTCGGGTGCTGGCGGCAACTATGGAGGCGGTTCAGGTGGAGCCAAGGGCAGCGGCGCTGGCAATACCGGTGCCGGCAAGCAGGGCATCATCGTCCTGACCTATACGCCTGCGAGTGGAATAGTGTCGACCAATAGCCCGATGCTGGGGATGTGAGATGAGCAGTGAGATCGTAGGATACAAACTGATCTCCGTGTCGGATGGTGTGGAATGCGGTTCTTGGGGCGGCATCTGGGGGCAATGCCCCGGCATCCCCAACCCCTTGGTTCTCTCCACCAAGCTGACGCATGTGCATTGTGCGGAAGTCGGCGTCGATTACGAGGACTTCGACGGCAAGGTGTATCGCCTTGAGCCGTGGGTGATGGAGCCTCCCCCGCCCGCCCCCGAGAAGTCGCCGGAGCAGAAGCTGGCTGAGTTCCTCGCGGCCAACCCTGACGTGCTCGCGGCGATCAACGGAGGTGGCAATTGAGCCCCGTTCCCGAATGGCGGCGCATTCTACTGAGGGCGTGGAGCTCGCGCTTCATGCTCGCGGGCGGGCTGCTGTCGGCCGGCGCCGCGGCGATCTCGATGATCGACGGCCAGGCCATCGGCCACCCCGCCCTCATCCCGGCTCTGGCGTTCGGGCTCAACGCCGCCGCGCTCGTGGCGCGAGTCCTGCCGCAGAAGGGACTCTCCGATGGCGAGTAAGCGCGCCAAGACAGCGCTGGGCGTTGCCGCAGCCACCGGCATGTCGCTGGTGATCTTCACCGCGACCTATCTGACGATGCCGTGGGAGTCGAAGCGCAACGTCGCCTATTGGGACGCCATCGGCCACGTCTGGACGGTCTGCTACGGCGAGACCAAGGGCGTCAAGCAGGGCGACAGCTACACCGACCAGCAGTGCCTGGACATGCTCAAGCGGCGCCTTCTCGCCGACTACGAGCAGCCGCTGCGTCAGTGCATCGCCAATTTCGACAGCGTGCCGTTCAGCGTGCAGGCGTCCTTCCTGGATCTGGCGTGGAACGTCGGCGTCGCGGCGGTCTGCAACTCGACTGCAGCCAGGCGGGCAGAGGCGAAAGACTGGCCCGGCGCGTGCGATGCGATGGCGTGGTTCAATAAGGCCGGCGGGCATGTCGTGAAGGGCTTGGACCTGCGACGCAAGAACGGTGACGCCGCGCGCATCGGTGATCGAGAAATCTGTCTCGCGGGTGTCGCATGATCGCCACCATCCTTTCCGCTGTCGTTTTTGCAGTGATCGTGACGCTTGGCGTCATTCGCTTGATGTGGGCCATGGCCGCTCCACAATCGCCCTACCCCACAGAGATCAGCGAGGACGAGTACCGCTGATGCCCGCCCTGCTCTTCGCGCTCAGATATTGGCGAGTGATCGCAGCGGTAGTCGGCGTCGTGGTGTTGCTTGGCGGCGCCGGCCTGTGGGTCGAGAAGATCAAGTACGACGCCTACACGCGGGGCTACGACAAGGCCCGCGCCGAGTGCGAAGCCGAGAAGGCCGCGCAGGAGGCCGCCAATCGCCGCGCGATGGAAGAGGCCACCAAGGCGCTCGACGCGCTCAATCAGAAACTCGAACTCAAGGAATTGCAAGTTGGGGACGTCCTCAAGGCCATCGATCTGGCTGCCGATCAAGGCCCTGGTTCTGCTGACCAGTGTCTGGATGCTGACAGCGTGCGCCGCCTCTCCCGTTTCGAGTAGCGTCGGCATTTTCCTGCCGGACCTGCCCACGAAGTACATCAAGACTTCGTGCGTCCCGGTCGTGCTGCCTGATAAAGCGCTGACGAAGGCAGAGGTCGAGAAGTTGTGGGCGCGCGACCGCGCCACGCTGGTCAAGTGCGGCTACTCCCTCGGCGGGCTGACGGCGTTCTACGTCGATCTGGCCCATCGGCTCAGCGCGGCGAAGCAACGATGACCATTACGATCGACCTTCTCATTCAGATCGGCATCGGCATCGTGACGCTGGCGGGCTTCGCCTGGGGCGTCGTGACGTGGGTGACGGCGCAGTTCGCCGCTCGTGACGCCGCCATCTCGCGCACCGAGAAGACCCTTTCAGATCACAAGCTGCACGCCGCCGAGACCTTCGCCACCCGAGCTGGTGTCACCGAGTCCCTGGACCGCGTATTCGCCGCGCTCGACCGACTGACAAGCCGCTTCGACGAATTCCTACGTATCGAACGGAGAAAGGACGAATCATGAGCCCCAAAGTTGCGATCCCCGCGACCATCCTCTTCGTCGGCCTCTGTCTGGCGACCATCGTCACGTTCGCCAAGGCCGCCGACGCCCCGGTCACCGAGCAGACCTGTTTCAACGTCGCCGACGCCGTGAAGGCGGCGGACGAGCAGAAGGGCAAGTTCGTCGCGCTGATCGACGTGCCGGGCGACGCGGCCGACCAGTTGCTGGTCGTCGATCTCGGCGGGCTCATCCAGCTCTGGCCGGCGCTTCACGGCTGCATGGTGGCCCACCCGCTCGCGCTGTTCGAATCGAAGAAGCCCGACGTTCCTGCCTGATGACGAGACCAGGTTTCAACCCTCTCACGGGTCGCAGGACCGAGTGGGAGGCCAAGCAGGCCGAGCTCAAGGCCCGCGACCCCAAGAAGATCGAGCAGGAAATTGCCCTGCTCGAGCGCCTTGCCGTCGCCAAGAAGGCGCATGACGACCTGCTGACCTACACGCAGTTTACAATGCCAGACCCGGCGGCGCCGAACGACGTCCACCGCTCGCGCTACGTCGCGACGAAGCTGCACGTTGAGGTCGCCAAGGCGCTCACCGCTTTCATCAAGGGCGAACTCCGTAACCCCGATGGCAGCATCTGCGCACAGCTCATCTTCGAGATGCCGCCGCGCCACGGCAAGACCCAGCTTTCGACGAAGAGCCTGTCGGCCTGGGTGAGCGGGCAGTTCCCCGAGTGGGACATTGGTGTTGCGTCCTACAGCGACACGATGGCCGAAGATATGGGCGCCGACACGCGCGCCATTCTGACAAGCCCGCAGCACCGCGTCGTTTTCCCGCAATATCGGCTGCGCCGCGGCGGCTCGGCGAAGGCCAACATCCAGACCGAGAAAGGGGGCCGCCTCGTCTTCGTGGGCCGCGGCGGCGCGCTTACTGGCCGCGGTATGAACCTCGGCATCGGCGACGACCTGTTCAAGGATCACGAAGAGGCCCGATCGCAGACCATCCGCGACCAGGCGTGGAACTGGTTTACGAAGGTCTTCATGACCCGCCGCATGGGCCGCAAAATCGTCATTCTGACGATGTGTATGACCGGCGACACTCCCGTTCTAATGGCGGACGGGCGGGAAAAGCCGCTCAGAGATGTTCGACCGAACGACATGGTTGCTTCGTACAGCAACGGTCGGTTGGTCGCGTCGCGCGTCGTCGATCACATCAACAATGGTTCTGACTTCTGCTATGAGATCAGGATGACTTCTGGTATAACCGTCAAGGCAAACGAGAGGCATCCGTTTCTCGTGGACGTTGATGGGGACTTACGGTGGATACGCCTAAGCGGATTGAAAAGCGGGGACGTAATCGTCCGGGCCAGTGGGGCAAGTGGAAAGGCGTTTCATGCCAGCACGATGGCTGTGACCAGCCCGCCAAGTGCCAAGGCTTCTGCTTGCCGCACTACAATAAGCTCAGGTGGGCAGAAGGTTTTAGGTCAGCCTCCAACAATCCTCGGTCACGCAGAGGGGTCCGGATCAAGCAGCGCTACGGAATCACACTCGAAGACTACGAAACACTGGTCGAACGTCAGGGGGGTCGCTGCGCGGTTTGCGGGGAGCTTCCTGGCAAAAATGTACGCGCGCATTGGGGCGGGAAACTGTGCATCGACCATTGCCACGAAACAGGCAAGATCAGAGGGCTGTTGTGCAACGACTGCAACCTCGCTGTCGGGTACGGGAAGACGGAGCGAACTCTGCTCGCCGCCGCTAAATACGTACGAGATAACCAGGGACGAGGTGTATTCGATTGAACCGGTCGGGCGTGAAGACGTCTACGACATCCAGGTTGACGAGACCGAGAACTTCATCGCCAACGGCTTGGTGAGCCACAATACGCGGTGGCACTCGGACGACATCATCGGTCGCATCACCGACCCGGACAACCCGGTGTACAACGAGATCGAAGCCCGCAAGTGGAAGATCATTCGGTTGCCGGCGATAGCCGAGGCCGACGACCCGCTCGGCCGCGCGCCGGGCGAGGCGCTGTGGCCCGAAGCCTACGACATCGACTTCCTCGAGAGCCAGCAGCGACTGGACCCGCTCGGCTTCGCGGCGCTTTACCAGCAGGCGCCGACGGTGGCAGACGGCACGCTGTTCCGGCGCGAGAACATCGAGCGGTACGACCCCAAGGACTTGCCCGAGGGCCTGCGTTTCTATGCCGCGTCCGACCACGCCGTGGGCACCAAGCAGCGCAACGACCCGTCGTGTTTCGGCAAGGCCGGCGCCGACGACCAGGGCAATCTGTGGTTCACCGAGCTGTTCTGGGAGCGCGTGCCGACCGACCGCGCTGTCGAACAGATGCTGTCGATGGGGTCAGGCGAGAATGCGCCGATCATATGGTGGGCGGAATCCGGCCACATCAGCAAGTCGATCGGCCCCTTTCTGCACAAGCGGATGCTTGAGACCGAGCGTTTCCTGAACGTGCGCGAAATCGTGCCCAGCGTCGACAAGCAGACCCGCGCGCAATCGATCGCCGCCCGCGTCGCCGTCAGAAAGGTCAAGTTCCCCAAGGGTCCGATCTGGGACAGGGCCATCGAAGAGATGCTGGCATTCCCGAACGGGACACACGACGATTTTGTTGATATGCTGTCGCTCTTCGGGATTGGCCTCCAAAGCCAGTTCGGCGTCAGTGCGCCGAAACCGACGAAGGCTGAGCCAAAAGTCGGCTCGGCCGCGTGGTTGACGAAAATGGACGCCTGGAAGAAGGCGCAGGACGATACTCGGGCCGGTGGGGTTTTCTGATGCCAGTGTCAGTTTCAACGAACGACATGTCGCTGCCGCCGACTGATAGCGTCGACCCGACCGTCATGCCGGACGCCGCGGCGTCAGCGGACACCGAAGCCCCCGAGCCGCCCGAGAACGAGACCGCCCAGGTCACGAAGATCCTGAAAACGATCCGCAGCGACATCGCGTTCTTCGCCGACGACTTCAAGCAGATGCGCCGCGACATGTTCATGGCGTATCACGGCTTCGACGAGATGGAGTGGAGCGACAAGCTCTACAAGACCAACATCGCCGGCCGGCACGTCAAGCAGAAGACCAACTCGCTCTACGCCAAGAACCCCAAGGCGACCGCGGCGCGGAACGAACGGCTCGACTTCACGGTCTGGGACGAAAACCCCAAATCGCTGATGCTGGCGTTCCAGATCACCCAGCAGGCGCAGATGGCGATGGCGCAGGCCGCGCAGATGACTGCCGCGAGCCCGCCCGACCCGATCACCGGGATGCAGGTCCCCGTCCAGCCGCAACTGCCGCAGGGCTTCGAGGACGCCCAGAAGATCATCGCCGACTTCCAGCAGGGCACCGCCTATCGGCAGATGGTCGACAAGGTCGGTAAGACCCTCGAAATTCTGTTCGCCAAGGCCCTCAGGGAGCAGAAGCCGCTCAACTTCAAGATGGCCGCCAAGGCGCTGGTGCGCCGCGCCTGCACTTGCGGCGTGAGCTATATCGAGCTCGGCTTCATCCGTGAGGTCGGCCCAGCGCCGGACATCACCGCGCAGCTTGCCGATGCCCGCGCCCGGCTCGGTCACATGCAGCGCCTCATGGAAGAGGCTGTCGAGGGTGAGATCGACCCCGACGACGCCGAGATGTTCGAACTGCAGAAGGCCGTCGAGACGCTGCAATCCCAGCCCGAGATCGTGCTGCGCGAAGGGCTGATTTTCGACTTCCCACAATCGACCAAGGTCATCCCCGACCAGTTGACGACGCAGCTCATCGGCTTTGTCGGCGCGCAGCACCTGACCATCCAGTACCTGTTCACCTGCGAGCAGGTCGAAGAGATGTTCCCCGAATCCACCATCCGCGCCGGCGGCTACACGGGCTATGGGTCGAACGGCCAGTCGCTCGACGGGCCGCAGCAGCCCGAATTGCCGCTGTGGAACGAGGATTCCGACGACACGGGCGAGACCAACCGTACCGACATCAACGGCAAGGGCCTGGTCTCGGTCTTCAAGTATTACGACAAGCTGAGCGGCATGGTTTACTACGTGGCCGACGGCCATAAGTGCTTCCTGCGTCCGCCCGCGCCGCCCGACGTGTTCGTGGACGATTTCTGGCCGGTGTACGCGCTGACGTTCAACGCCGCCGAGAACGAAAAGAAGCTGTTCCCGAAGTCTGACGTGGCGCTGCTGCACGACGCCGCGATGGAGCACAATCGCTCCCGTCAGGGCCTACGCGAGCACCGCGAGGCCGCCCGGCCGCGCTTCGCCGTGTCCAAGGGGCTGGTGGACGAAGAGGCCCGCGACGCGCTCAAGAAGGCCAAAGCCTTCGATGTGATCGAGGTCAACAAGGACGGGCAGACGAAGCTCGCCGACGTCATGGAGGTCATCCCGACGCCCGGCGTCGACCCGAACCTCTACGAGACCAACCAGTTCGACGAGGACCGTCAACTTTCGGTCGGATCGTCGGATGCGAACTACGGCGGCATCACCAAGGCGACCGCCACTGAGAGCACGATCGCCGCGAATGCCACCCAGCAGTCCGACGAGTCCTCGAAGGATGACCTCGACGATTTCCTGTCCGTCGTCGCGCGGGCGTCGTCGCAAATCTTCTTCGGCGAGATGAGCGAAGAGCAGGTCAAGGTCATCGTCGGCCCCGGCGCCGTGTGGCCGACGCAGACGCTCGCCCAGATCGCCAACGAAATGTACCTCGAGGTCGAAGCCGGCTCGTCGGGTCGCCCCAATCAGGCCGTCGAGATCGAGAACTTCACCAAGATCGCGCCCATCCTCATGCAGATCCCCGGTCTCGATACGGTGGAGCTCGCCAAGGAGGGCGTGCGGCGTCTCGGCGACAAGCTGGATGTCAACAAGTTCATCCTGGCGAACGCGCCGTCGATTGTGGCGCAGAACAGCCAGAAGCAGCCCGCCACGGGCAACGCCCAGACCGACCCCGCGCAGCAGGGGCTGCAGGGCGGGAACAACGCGCCACAGCCACCCGGCCAACCCGGCGAAGGGACAGGGCCGGCGTTCGGCTCAAATCAGGTGGATCGACCAGCTCTGTAGGCCATTTGTCAGTTTCTGCCGTGCGCTAGTTGCTGACACGACTGACAAGTGATATTTTGGAAGCACAATCTGAGGACCCTATGCCCAAAGATACCCAGGACGAACCAATCGACATGGACGCGGACTCGTCCGCCGCGCCCGCCCTTGACGAAGCCAACACCGACACCGCTCCGGCGGCAGAGGTCGAAGCACCTGCGGAGTCGTCTGCCGCGACCGACGAAACCGAAGCCGACACTCTTTCCGTTGTCCGCGATGTCGTGGAAGCGCGCGAAGAGGAACAGGCAGAGGCGGCCCCGTCAGCCGAAGGTGAAGAAACCGGAGAAGAAGCCGAAGCCGCTGGCGAGCAGGACGACGAGAACTACTCGGACGTTCCGTTCAACAGCCACCCCCGTTTCCGCAAGCTGCTCGCTGAACGCAACACGTTCAAGGCAGACGCCGTCCGCTATCAGAACGTCGAGTCCTTCCTCGACCAGAACAACGTCACAGCAGCCGAAGCGGCCGATGTGATGACGATCGCGGGCCTCGCCAAGACCAACCCGGTCAAGGCGTGGGAGATGGCAAAGACCTGGGTTCAGCAGTTGCTGATCGGCGCAGGCGAAGTCCTCCCGCAGGACCTTCAACAGCGCGTCGCCAACAAGGAACTGTCCCAGGACGTTGCTCTCGAACTGAGCCGCACCCGTGCCGCGCAAGCGTCGCAGGAAGCGGTTCGCCAGTTCCAGGAGCAGCGCGGTCAGCGCCAGCAGCAGGTCCAGCAGGGCACGCTGTTGCGCGATACGGCCGAGCAGTGGGTGACGCAGCGTCGACTCAAGGACCCGAACTTCACCGCCAAGGAGCCCCGCGTCGTCGAGCGGCTTGCTTGGTTGCAGCGCACCGAAGGTGTTCCGAACACGCCCGATGGCGTGAAGGCCCAACTCAAGAAGGCCTACGAGCACGTCAACAAGACCACCACCGCACCCGTCGCCAAGCCGGCGACCGCGGCGGCCGTCACGGCAGCGCCACGCACCAAGCCCGCCATTCGTCCGATCACCGCGGGGCAGGTCGCAGCAAGCGGCACGCCGGCACCGAAGACGACCCTCGAGGTCATCAGACAGATACGCCAGCGCGCCTAGCGTGAAGGAATACGACGATGGGTTTCACCGTCGACGAAATCTCGAATATCAACAACCTGTCGCTCAAGGTCTACCTCGATAAAGGGAAGGTCTGGGCGCAGAACATCCAGGACAAGCCCATGCTGGCGGCCTTCCAGGCGCGTGCCGGCAACTTCCCCGGTGGCGGCACCACGGACCAGAAGGTCTCGCTGGCCGTCAAGTCGGGTCAGGGCGGTCTGAGCCTCGCCGGCTACACCCAGGACGATCAGCTCACCTTCGGTAACCCGGCCAACGCGAAGCGCGTCGAGTACACCTGGCGTGAGCATCACATCGGCAAGAAGATCACGATGACCGAGCTCAAGCTGGGCGGTATCGACGTGATCGAGAACGGGTCGGACCAGACGACCCGCGACATGGACGGCGCCGAGGAATCGCGTCTCGCGAACATCCTCGACGAGAAGAACGAAGACATGATGGAAGACTACAACGTCTCTCTCAACAACCTGATCCACGGCGACGGCACGTCCGACGCCAAGGCTTTGGCTGGTGTCCACTCGCTCATTCTCGACGCACCGACCACCGGCTCGACCGGCGGGTTGTCCCGCGACGTGAACTCCTGGTGGCGCAATCGCGCGTTGCTCGGTATCGCGTCGGCGCCGACCGGCGGCGGCGTGCTCATCAAGGCGCTCGATCCCGAGTTCCGGCAGCTCGCCCGCTACAACCCGAAGGGTCTCGCCGGCCTGCAGCTCTTTGCGGGCTCGTCCTTCATCGACGCCTACAAGAACGAACTGCGCGCCAACGGCTACTACAGCATGGATATGTCGACCGACTCGTCGGTGCCCGACGGCTCCATGAAGGACCCGAGCCACGGCGGCAAGCAGATCGTCTACGACCCGTGGTTCGACGACAACTCGCTGTCGAAGTACATGTGGGCGCTCGACATGTCGGCCGGCGGCATCCGCCTGCTCTACATGAACGGTCAGCGGCTCAAGAAGCACAACCCGGCGCGGCCGTATGACCGCATGGTCATGTACAACGGCATCACCACGACCGCGGTCATGGTGGCCCGCCGGCTGAACAGCTCCGGCATCTACTCCATCAACTAGCCCCAGCGCTTGGCGGGTCGCTTCGGCGACCCGCTCAACCTCTTTCGAAAGGGTCAAGAGATGACCAGTCTTCGTAACAAGAACTACAGCACGCTGGGGACCGTTCTCGCTGCGGCCGTGGCTGACTCCGCAACCATGACGGTCGCCTATCCGACCGGCACCACGCAGCTCGACTTCAACGTCGGCCTGGCGAAACTCGCCAACAGCTACGTGACGCTCAACGGCAACGACAAGATCGCCTACGGAACGTCCGGCGTTTACGTCGGCATTTCCTTCGGCGCGGCGAACATCACCATCACCAACCACTCGGGCTTCTCCTGGCCGATTGGCACCAAGGTCGATGCGTATTTCGACGTGAACGATGGGCCGGCGCGCATCCCGCTGCACTTCCATCTCAAGCTGGCGAAGATCGCGAACGGCGACATCGTGACCGAGATTCGTCCCGGTATCGACGGCACCATCGAGTATTGGGAGGCCGTCGTTTCCGACCCGGCCACCACCGGCTCGAAGCTGTCGACGCTGAACCTTGAGATCGACACCACGAACGTCACCGGCGGCGATCTGGCGCTGACCTCGGCAACCATGACGCCGCTCGGCGCCGTGGTCGGCGCGGCACCGACGGGCGCCAACACGCTCACTCGCGCCAGCAAGCTCAGCATCGAGGCGTCCGCCACCACGGCGTTCGTCGAAGGCGAGATCGAGATCACGATCTACATCCGCCCGTCTGAGGCTGATCGCTACTAGTTCCCTCCCCGCGACGTCGGGGCGCGGCTGATCGCTGCGCCCCACTCTCCCCTCCCACCACGAAGTAGGACGACCAATGCAGACCGCAAAAGTCATGGTCAATATCGGCGGCGACAAGGGCCATCAGGTCCCCAAGATTGTCACGGCCGCCGAGATCCCCGTTCTGATGGCGATCCACGGCGACGAGGCCGTTTCCGACATCGAGCCCGCCGACGACGTCGAGCGCTCGAACCGCGAAGAACTGGAACGCCTATACAATCTCTATGGCGGCGCGACCGACGGCGAAGGCCGCGCGCTGGTCAAGAGCGTCTATCCGGGCGCCGGAGCGCGCGTCTTCCTGACGTTGGACGAACTCGGGCTGCACGACAGCTTCTACAAGCCGACCGCCCGCGCCAAGGCCGTGCCGGCACCGGTGGCGGAACCCGCTACCGATGACGATGCGCCACCGGTGGACGCCAAGAAGACCCGCAAGAAGAAGGCCGACGCCGAGCCCGCGCCGGAAGCCGAAGCCGCTGTGCCCGACACCGTCGAGCCCGGCGAAAAAGACATGGGCGACGACGCCCTCTTCAAGTAGGGGCCGCTGAGTGGCACGCGAGCAGACGCTAGAGAGCATTCTGAATTTGATGCGCGCGGAAGCGCGCCTCTCGCTGACGCCCGCCGACAACGTCAATGTCCGCGACTCCCACATCGTCCTGCTGCAGCGTGAGCAGGAGCGGCTGTGGGAGGATTACGCCTGGCCGCATCTGCGGAAGCACTACCTGCTCCCACTGGCGGCCGGGCAGTATCTCTACGACCTGCCCGAAGCCACGTTCGACGAGGGCGCCGACACCTACACGCTGAACATCGACCGCGTCGAGCATGTCAGCGTCATGGACGGCGGCATCTGGCGCTCGCTGCACCCCGAGATCGGCGAGGACGACTATTCGGCTTTCCAGACCATCCTCAATCAGCGCTCGTGGCCGGTTCGCAAGTGGCAGGCGACGGGCAGTCAGATTGAAGTGTGGCCCATCCCCGACACGAGCGCCGACACCACGACGAAGGAAGGCTATCTGCGCATCACGGGCATTCGTGACCTGCGGACGTTCGTCGCCGACAGCGACCGTGCCGATCTCGATGACCGGCTGCTGGCGCTCTACGTGTCGGGCGGCGTGCTGGCGGCCCAGGGTGCGAAGGATGCGTCGCTCAAGCTCGAGGCGGCCAACAAGCTCTACACGAAGCTTAAGGGCAAGCAGACCAAGACGACGTCGTTCAACCTGTACGGCACCGTCGATCGCCGGCCCGTGCCGCGCAAACCCTTCATCAGCCGCTACGTGCCCTGATGGGTAAGGTCTGGGTCAAAGAACTGACCGGCGGCCTCGACACGCGCCGGCTGCCCGAGACGACGCCCGGCGGCGTGCTGGTCAAGGGCGACGACGGCCACATCAACTCGGGCGGCGAGTTCGAGAGCCGGGCCGCCTTCGTGCTGGCCTACACCCTGCCCGCCAGCACCATCGATCTCGCCGCGGACTCCACGGGGCTCATCGTCTTTGGCTCATCCGCCGACCCCGGCGTGCCGTCCGGCGTCACCTATCAGCGTCTGCAGAAGGCCGCCAAAACCCTGACCTCCGTTCCGTCGTGGGACCTGTTCGGCGACGACATCTATGCGGCGGCCGTTTACAACGACGGCACGATCGTCCACTTCTTCGACGGCACCGAGGTCACGGACTGGTTCGATGGCCGTGCTCGCACGTCGTTCCGCGTCACGGCCGGCACGTCCCTGGGCTCGGCCCAACTCGACGGTCTCACCGTCAACGGTGTGGCGATCATCGGCTCGGCCGTCCCGTTCAATACCGATCTGGCGACGACCGCCGCGGACATCGCGGCTGAAATCAACTCGCACACGTCCAGCCCGGATTACGACGCGACCGCCGTTGACGACACGGTGAACATCATTGCGACGCTGGCGGGCTCGGCGGCGAATGGCCGCTCGGTGTTCTTCACGCTCAGCGGCGACATGGCGGTCACGCCCGAACTCGGTCTGTCGCTCTCCGGCGGGGCCGACTCCACGGCATTTACGCCCGGCACGTTCGTCAAGACCATCGACCGCCAGATGCACGCGCTTTCCGGCACCGGCTGGTATCGCAGCGGCATCGACGCGCCGACGCACTGGACGCTGGACACCACCGGAGCATCGTTCTTCGACCAGGCCAAGGAAGCCTCCAAGGCCGGCGACGCACAGGCCGTGGTGCTGTATCAGGGCTTCGTCGCCGTGGTCTGCAAGAAGGCCATCCTGATCTGGGTCGTCGACCCCGACCCGGACCTCATCGCCAAGCGTCAGGTGTTGACCAACACCGGCACGGCGTCGCCCCGCAGCGTGACGCAGTTCGGCGACGCCGATGTGTTCTATGCGGCACTCTCCGGGTTGCGATCGATGCGCGCCCGCGACAGCTCGAACAACGCCACGACGACCGACCTTGGCAGCCCGATCGACTCCGATCTCAAGACCAAGCTGCAGTCCATGTCGGCGACCGAGCGCGCCGGAATCATCGGCCTCATCAACCCCGTGGACGACCGCTTCTGGCTGTGCTTCCCGGACGGCGAAATCTACGTGTTCAGCTACTTCCCGAGCCCGAAGATCAGCGCCTGGACGCGCTACATTTTCCGTGACAGCGACGGTAATCAGGCCCCGATCGACGCCGCGACGGTGTTCGGCGAGCGGGCGTATATCCGCTCCGGCGACGAGATTTACGTGTACGGCGGGCTCGATAGCGGCGCCGGGCTGACCTACGACAATGTGACCGCCAAGGCGTGGCTGCCGTACTTCGACGCGGGCAAGCCTACCGAGGCCAAGGAATGGCAGGGCATGGACGCCGCAGTGTCCGGGCAGTGGGTCGTCTACGCGGCGATGCAGCCCACGGCGACCAGTGTGCGCAGCCGAGTCACGACGCTGACCGAAACGACGTTCAACAAGCAGCGCATTCCCTTCAACCATACCTGCACGCACGTCTCGCCGCAGTTCGAGAGCTCGGGCGTCGGCCCGCATGTGCTGAGCGCGTGGGTGGGCCATTACGCGGACGGAGAGGACGACTGATCGTCGAGCCCGCCAACTCCCGCGACGTCTGTCTGGTCGCCGAGGCCATGCGCCAGCGCGACCGCGACGAGTTCATGCCGATGACGCATTTCGAGCGGCACGCCGATCTGGTGTCGTCGCTGGTCGAGCGCTTTGGCGAGCACCCGGACTGCTTCACGGTATTCGACGACCCCGGCCCGGTGGCGGTCGGCGGCATGTTGCTGCACCGGCCAAACGTGGCAACGCTGTTGTTCTTCGCGACCGACGATTTCAAGGGCGCAGTCGCGGCGGATTTCACGCGGTTCGTCGTGCAGCGCCTGTTCCCGCGATACCGCGAGCGCGGCGTGCATCGCATCGAGTGCCAATCGCTCGACGGCTACGAGGAAGTGCATCGCTGGTTGGGCGTGCTGGGCCTAAAGAGCGAGGCGGTGCTGCACGGCTTTGGCCGGGGCGGCGAAGATTACGTGCAATTCGCATGGGTGAAGCAATGACAGTCGATGAAGCAGAGGCCGACGCCAAGCAACTATTCGCTGACCGGGTCGGTAACGGCATTTCCTACGAGGCAGAGAAGTCCGGCGAGGCGCTGATCGTGCGGGGACGGCGTAATGGCTCGATGCTCAGTTTTGCATTGACTAACGTCGAGCGGAAAGTCGAGGGCGACGCTGCGCCGCACCTGCTGCGTTATAAGCTGGCCGTGCTCGACAGCGGTCTCCTGCCGGCCTGATGTTCGTTCGTCTCGCCCTACCCTCCGACGAGGACGCCGTGATCGATCTGGCGCGTCGCCAGGTCGCCGAGACGCTGCCACATCTGGATTTCGACGAGGCCATCACCCGGCGCACGTTCCGCCGGTATCTCGACACGGCTGACCCGACCATCTTCGTGGCGGTCGACAACGGCCAGGTCATCGGCCACCTGATGGCGCTGATGCACACCTACGCCTTTACCTCTGGCCTTTTCACGGTCCAGGAGGTATTATTCGTGTCGCCGGTAAAACGCGGAACTCGGGCCGCCGCGCTTTTGATGAGAGAGTTCACCCGTTGGAGCGATCAGCTCGGTGCGCGGGAGAACATCGGTGGCAACTCCAACAAGTTTCATTCTGAGCAGACCGCCAAGTTTCTAGGCCGCTTCGGCTTCGAGATCGTCGGCTACAGCATGAAGCGGGTTAGGTCCCAATGAGCGGTGGCGGTAAGGGCGGCAGCGGGAACGAAGTCGCTGCGGCGCGCGCCGAAGAGAAGGCCCGGCAGGAGGCTATTCGCTCCGGCACGACGCAGATCGGCAACCTCTTCGATAGTCAGTTCAACGACCAATTCTACAACAATCGGGCGAAGTCCTACGAGGACTATGCGCTCCCGCAGATCGGCGACCAGTACAAGAACGCCGCCAAGCAATTGACCTTTTCGCTGGCCCGCCGCGGTGCGCTCGACTCGTCGAGCCGTTCGTCGCTGGCGACCGAGCTTGAGAAGCGCCGCGCTCTGCAGGAGCAGAGCGTGAAGGACCAGGGCCAGTCCTACGCCAACACAGCAAGGGCCAACGTCGAGGGCGCACGTAGTGACCTCATCAACACGCTGAACGCTACGGGCGACACGACGGGCGCGGTCAACTCCGCGAACGCCCGTGCCCAGATCCTGAGCGCCGTTCCGCCCTACAGCCCGATCAGCCAACTCTTTGCCGACTTCACGTCCGGCCTCGGTCAGCAAGCCGCTGCCGAGCGGGCCTTCTCGCTGAGCGGCGGGATGACGGGCGCTCCGGCTATCAACACTGGTCTCTTTGCGCCGCGTTCCGGCGCCGTGGTGAACGGCTGATGTGCACACCAATCCTGATTGCATCCGCTGCTCTCGCCGTCGGTTCGGCGGTCGCCAACACGATTGCCAGCAACTCGCAGGCGTCCGCCCGGAACGATGTTCTGGCCGCCGAGCGTATCCGGCAGACCGGCTACAACGCCGAGACCGCCGCGCTCAACAACCAGAGCCGCGACCGCTACGTCAATTTCGTCCCGCAGCAGGACGCCACGGCGGCCCGGCTGGGCGACGTGCTGGCGACGCGCGTCAATGACCCGAACTCGAGCGCGGCTTCTGTGCTCCCGTCGTCCACTTCTGCCGTCGTCAATCAAGATACAGCGCGCCAGGAAGGCGCGGCGCAGACCTATGTCGACCAGCAGGCCGGGGCGCTCGCCAAGATGCGCTCCTTCGGGGATCTGCTGGGCGAAATCTCGGCGAAGCAGGGCCGCGACGCCGCGCAGATCGGCCAGATCGGCGGCTTCAAGCAGGCCAGCAATGGCCTCGTGCCGCTTGAGCTCGACAACTCGCAGCACGCCGGAGACGGCTGGCATCTGCTCGGCGACATTCTCGGCGGGCTGGGCAGCGTCGGCACGAGCGCCGGTATCAACGGCAATAATTTCCTGACCGACCTGTTCGCGCCGAAAGCCGCGACAGTCGGCGTGGCTGCCGCGCGTGGCGTCACGCCGTTCCGGCTGTCCAGCGTCGGCGGTGGTGCTGCCTTGGGGGTGACCTGATGCCTATCGTGGGAAACCGCACCTTTTCGGACCCGAATATCGGGCAGGCGTTCTCCAACATCGCCTCCATGTTTGCCCCGCCCAGCGGGTCGGACTTGGCCGGCTATGCGTCCGCCAGGGATAGCAGCGCCGCAGCGGCGCTCAAGAAGCAGAAGCTCGACGAGATCGCGACGCTGTTCGACATGGCACAGCGCCCGGACGGCTTCAACCAGTCGATCTTCGACCGGGGCAACATCGTGGCGGGCAACTACGCCCCAACGCAGAGCTTCTACGCCCAGGACCAGAACAACGCGACGGACCTGTCGAAGAACCGCCTCGACAACCAGACCAAGTTCGTCGGCGACATGTTCGGCCCGGTCTCGCAGGACGCGATGCGTCCGGCCGTGCCCGCCGACGTGGCCAGCATGTTCGGCGTCAATCACGACCTGCCGCAGGTCACGGGCCTTCGCTCGCCGCTGAGCGAGACGCAGGTCAAGGGCGGCATTCTGACGAACCAGATTCCGAACATGACGCCCGATCAGCTTACGGCCATTGCGATGTCGGACGCCAAGACGGCCAACGTCATCGGCCCCGATGGCAAGCCGGTCGTGGACTACAACTTCCAGTCCGTCGGCAAGCAGCCGGCCTACGCGCCGAGCGCGACGCAGAGCGCCTACCAGCAGACGACGGATAAGAGCTACGCCGAAACCGACATGGCGATCCAGAAGGACGCCGCGGGCGCGCAGGGCACGATGAACACCGTCGACGCGATGCGCACGCTGATGGCCGAACCGAACTTCTACTCCGGCCCGGCGTCCGACCAGATTCAGGCGGCCAAGCAGATCGGCTCGATGCTCGGGCTGACCGTGCCGGACGCCGCCTCGCCGATGGAAGCGTTCAACGGCCTGTCCAATCAGCTCATCATCGACGCGGCCGGCGGCTCGCTGGGCAACCAGATTTCGAACGGCGACGTGAAGTTCCTGCAGGGCTCGAAGCCGAACCTCGGCAACACCCCGGCGGGCAACAAGCTGCTGCTCGATATCGCGTCCAAGCTCGCCAAGCGCAAGATGGAAGTGGCGCAGTGGGCCGCAGAGTACAAGGACGCCCACAACGGCCAGATCGACGGCGGCTGGACCGCGTTCGAGAAGCAGAAGGCCGAAGCCGCGCCGTTGTTCCCGCCGATCGCCGAGACCCAGCCCGCAACGGGCGGCGTTGGTGGCGCTCCGGCCGTGGGCGCCGTCGAGGACGGCTACCGCTTCAACGGCGGCGACCCCAGCGACCCGAATAGCTGGTCGCCAGCCGGGGGCCAGTGATGGCCGGACCCTGGGACAAGTACAAGACCGCAGCGCCGGCCGCGTCGGCTGGGCCGTGGCAGAAGTACAAGACCGCAGCGCCTGACGCCGCGCCGGCCCCCGCCGCCCCGCAGCAGCCCGATTTCATTGACGCGGCCATGCGTTCGAACCCGCTTACCTCCGGGATCGACGCGGGTCTCAACGCGGTCGGTACGACCCCAACGCGCGTCGTGCAGCAGGGACTTTCCGGCGTGAATACCGGGCTGGCGCACACCGTCGATCTGCCCAAACTGGCCCTGTCGATTGGCCCGGCGATTGCAAACCTGTTCGGCGCGCACGTTCAGGGGCCGGATTACATCCCGAACTTCGGCGACGCCATCACGCAGAAGATGAGCGACGTCGGCATGGTCACGCCGCCGAGCTCCAATTTCGTCGATCGCCTTGCACGGTCGTCCGGCGAGGCCATCGGCGCGTCGGCTCTGCCCGAGGCCGGGCTTACCGCTCGTGCCGGCGGAACGCTGATGGATTTCATTCGCGGCCTTGGCGCTGCGGCAACGTCCGGCGCGGGGGGTGAGGTCGCGCGTACCGTCGCGCCGGGCAACGCAGGGGCCGAAGTGGCCGGCGAGCTGCTGGGCGGCGTCGTGCCCAGCACCGCCATGAGCACCATGCGCGCCCTGACGACCCCCAAGGCACTCACGGCCACGGGCGAGGCCGTTCCGGGTAAGTTGGTGGCCGCCGTTCAGCGCGATCAGATTCCGCTCGACCAGGTGCCCCAGCGGGTCGCCGACCTTGGCCCAGCCGGCACCGTGGCGGATCTCGGCGACAACACGCAGAAGCTGGCCGCCGGCATCGCCTCGCAGCCCGGCGAACCCGGCGCGACCATTTCGAACGCCATGAAGGCTCGCTCCAAGGACTCGGTGAACCGCGTCCCGGCAGCCGTCAACGACACGCTCGGCCCCGCTACGCCGCCGTCGTCGATCACCGCCGACATCGCCGCCAACAAGAAGGCCGTCGGCCCGGAATATGACACGGTGCTGGCGAATGCCGGGCCGGTCGATCCGGCGCCGCTGGCCGCCAGCATTGACGGCCTGATCGCCACCAAGAAAGGGCCAGCGCAAGCGGCTCTTCGCCAGGTGCGCGACATGCTGAACGCCAACGGCACCGACACGCTCGACACGACGGCCTCCGGCCTGTTCGAGACCCGCAACGCCATCGACGGGATGATTACGCCGAGCGGCGACACCAAGGTCAACGGCGCGCTCAAGGACGTGCGCAAGCAAATCGACGCGCTACTCGAGACTGCCGCCCCCGGCATCAAGGAAGTCGACGCGAAGTACCGCGAACTGTCCCGGCAGGGCGACGCGCTCGACGCAGGCGGCCAGGTGCTGGACGGCGGTAAGTCCGCGGTGTGGCCCGTCGACAATGCCAAGGCCGTCGCCGAGGGCGTGCAGCCGCAGGGCGCACTCGTCGGCCCGTCCGCCGCGACGTTCCGGCTGAGCCAGGGCGCCCGCGCCGACATCGAGCGCATTGTCGGCACCAAGACCAACGACCGCGTCGCGCTGGCGAACATCATTCAGGGCGAAAGCGACTGGAATCCGCAGAAGCTGGCGCAACTCTTCGGCCAGGACAAGGCCGATCGCATCATGCAGATCGTCCAGAACGAACGCCGCATGGCCGAGACCGAGAACCTCGCGGTGAACGGCTCGAAGACGGCCGCCGTCACGGCCGCGCAGCAGGACCTCAACGGGCACGTCGGCCATCAGGTCGCCGATGTCGTAAAGGCCGGTGGCTTCGCGCCGCTCTACGGCGCCACGACTGCCGCCGGCAAAGTCATCGACGCCATCACCAACGGGGCCGTCGGCAAGCGAAACCAGAACATCGCCGACATCATCATGGGCCAGGGCGACTGGACGGTCCCGCAGCGCCAGCCGTTCTTCTCGCCACAACAGCGCGCCGCGATGCTGGCCGCTGTTTTTGGGGCAGCGGCCAACGGGGTGGGCCAATGACCCGGTCAGCTAAGCAGATCGGGTTGCTTCACGCGCTCAGTCCAGAGCGTCAACATCGCCATGGCGAGTTCCGGCGTCACGATGGCCTGCACGACGAACGGCTCGCCGGGCAGCCGTTGCCGCATGGCGAAATCGTATTGCAGCGTGGCGCCGGGCAGCGGGGGCCGGCGCATGTGCTCTTTGACGTGCACGATCTTGCCCGCCCGGTAGTCCATGAAAGTGTCGATGACCAGCTTGCGGACCTGGGCGGCGCGGGCCGTCTGGGAGAACATGCACAGCAGGAGCGCTTGGCCTTCGTTGAGCCAGTAGCTGACAGTCGGCCTTCCGCCCTTGTTGGGTTTTGCATCACTTCGATGCAAAACCTCCCCAGCGTTGAGTTTCGCCCCGTGATGGGGCGAAACCTCGGCATCGTCGCGGCTGTAGGGGATCGTGCCGTAAGTGTCGAGCTCGGCTCGGTTCCGGCCGATGAGCGTACGGATGGAGCGGGCCTGCTCGAAGCCCAGGCGCTCCGCAAGGTCGATGTCGCGGATGCGCGGTTCGTTGTTGATCTCACGCGGCGTGAGCAGTCTGAGGTCGTTCATACTGGCTTTCCTTTTGATGGGAAGAATCGTCCGGGGCTCAAAAGACCGGCCAGTGGCGGCCCCGCACGACTTTGGGCTCGCGCCTTGGACATGCGCGTGCGGACCCCGGACTATGACTTGTGGGCACTGACTAAAGGGCTTTTGAGACCCTGCAACACTTACAGACGTAGTTCTACTTCACCGGAACGTCAAGAGCGTCAACGACGGTCTTTGAGCCAGCCCACGATTGCTACGCCAGCCACCAAAAGCAGCAAGAGCGGTATTCCAACGGTCCACGGGATGGTCGGCCACATCGTCTGGCTCCTTCGGTCGCCC